TCAGACTTTGACTGCCCGGTATCTACCTTTCCACCGCCAAAATGTACCGTAACCCTTACCGACTACTTCCGGCAATTTCACATTGACCTTACCGGACTTTGTAGCCTTGTAATCTTCCGGCATCAGAATGAACTTCTGATAACCAAATACATATTGACTTGATGGCTGCCTGTATTTAGTCCTCAAGTGCGTCTGCTCCTGAAATAACAATAGGGGCTGTCACATTCACATCTAACTTATCATTCCACATACCTAAATGTTTACCAAGCAGTTCAAGGGCTTTCATCTTGGAAGCAATCTTGACTTCTCTTTCAACACTTCCACCAAACTCATTATCAGATTCCTTATATTTGATTGATTCAATACAGGAAAGATCATCAGCAGATGCATCCTGTTTGATTCTTCCGTTACTGTCAACAACGTCTGTCATTCTGACAAATGCAATCTTGGCAAGCTCTAATACAACCCTATCCTGATTCACTCCGGTTCTTCGTGACCGTTCTGCCATGTGTTCAGCAATAGCCTGTTGAATATTAGGTTTTGTCAAGTTTTCACATCCGATTGCATCCGCTGTTTTTACTGAATAACCTGCCCTAATAGCTGCCTGTGTTGCATTCAGGTCAATCAGGTATTCATCAACAAAACGTTGCTGCTTTTCAGTTAATTTGCCTTTTTTTGCCATAACAACACCGCCTTTCTATTATTTTTATAACAAAAAGTGCTGCAAGGTAGGAGATTTTAGCACCCTTGCAGCACATAAGACAATAAGCAATATAATTTTGCATAAAAAATTGCAGGTAATAAATTACCTGCAAAAATTTTTGTACAGCATACACTATAAAAGGTCTGCTTGTATTTGTCAAATATGAAATGATTGGTTTTATGTCAGATATGTAAGGTTTTTATAGGTATCTTCAAACGCTGAAAGTGCCTTATTATGCAGTTCTACAGTATATGAATAAGATTTTTTCATTTCCTGTGAAGCAACCTTGACTGTTTTAAATTGCACATACACTTTTGTAAGAATCTGAATCATATTCTTGTCACGCAATCCCCGGATTTCCTTAATGATCTGCTTCTTTGCATTAACAAACTGATCTATTTCTTCATTGTTGTGTTGATCAAACATGGTATACCTTACTACGTCCTTACATAACTTATCACCTACAGGTGAAGTCTGCACTTTGTCCCGGCTGTAATCAATACCGCCTGCACTACATACATTCATTTTCATATCTGACAGCGTGGCAATATCATCATTTATCTGCATATCTAACACTTCAAGCTGTTTCAGATATTCCCTTGCACTTAATTTCTTCTGATCACTCATTTTTACCTCACTTTCTACGGTTGGTTACACTTCGGTTACGGTTAAAAGTAGCCTAAAAAGTGCTTTAAACCCTTATAAATCAAGGAAGTTACGGTTTCTACGGTTACGGTTAAAACTCTATTCTCTATATATTCTTATTTTTACTAAGTTTTATACTATCATAAAATACTAATTATTAAAGAATATACTTTTAACCGTAGACAACCGTAACCGCCAGTATTTACAAGGGTTTCAACCGTAACCATTAACCGTAACCAACTGTAACTTTACCGTAACCACTACCACAACAGCACTGATTGGTGTATCGAACTAATGAAACA